GAAACCGCGCAGAAGTAGTAGTCGCTGCCGATGCAGTAGCAGTACGGCGACCGCAGCCACCAGACCGCCGCCGTTCCGGTGGCGGAATGTTTATTGGCAACTTTGCTGTTACCCGCTTTGAAGTAATCGTACTGTGCCTGATAGTTCGGCTCCGCATCATTGCAATACTGGTGCGTTGCAAAGACCTCATACTCGGACAGCAGGAACAGATAATCCGTGGTAGAGGACACGTTGCTGGCGGTATTGCCGCCACCCTTATTATCCGTATACTTCGTGCAGGACTTCATCACCGCCCGCAGGTCGGCGGGGAGTGCAGCCAGCAACGTGTTGGCAGTCGGGCTGGTGGGAGAACTTGCGCTCCCCAGTACCTTGCTCCGCATCTGACTGCTCCCCCAACCACCAGAGTTCGTGTTGCTGGTGTTCATCGTGAATGCACCAGACGTGGAAGTCGTGCTACCGTAGCTGCTATCCACCAGACCAACAAACTTGCCGCTGATCTTACCCAACAGGAAGTGGATGCGGTTGCCGCCCTCCTTGCCGGAATTGTGGTTGAAGCCGATGATAAAGGCATCAACTTTCAAGCTGGAGATCGTAGTCGCACCCACCTTGCCATTGATTGTCACGGACTTCGTGGCACCAACAGACCAGTAGTTTGCACCCTGACCAGCATCGCTGACGGCCTTGATGACTGCCCAACTGTTGCTGCTGAGCGTTTTGGACACCAGCGTAACGGCCACCGTGAAAGTCTTGCTGGACGGTGCAGTATAGTTGGTATCTGCACCCACATTGACCGTAATAGTGGCACTGCCGGTCGCCTTTGCGGTCACCGTGATGGTGGTGCCGGAAACACTTACCGTTGCAATGTTCGTACTGCCAGAGGATGCGGTCACCGTACCGCTGCCCGGCCGCGTAACAGTGATGGTGCCAGAGGTTTTCGGGTAGGTCAGGCTCAGACTGCTTGCGGACAGCGTAATACTGCCGGTCGCCTTGCCGATCGTCCACGAAGCGCTCTTGGCCGTAGTCGTCCCATCCGACCACTTATAATTGGAAGTCGGGGTAAAGGTGGCGCTGTAGCTGCCAGCGTTGGTTGCGCTGCTCGTGCCACCGATCGTCAGCTGAGAACTGTTATAGTTGCTCCACGACGGGGACTGCGCCGAGCCATTGTAAGTCACGCTACCGGTCTGTGCCGGCACATTCTTGACCTCGGCTCGGCCGATCGTCCACGACACACTCTTGGCTTCCTGCGTGCCGTCCGTCCAGACATACTTGCCGATGGGCGTAAACGTGGCCGTATAGGTGCCAGCATTGATGCCGGAGGTCACGCCCCCGATCGTCATCATGCTGCTGTCATAGCCTTTCCATGTGGGACTCTGGGTGGAGCCGGTATAGGTCAGGCTCCCGCTCTGGGCAGGCACGACCTGAATCGTCAGGGTCAGCACAGAAAGCGCATCAATGGCTTCCTGTACATTCGCCGCCGAGATGCCGGACTTACTGTTGTCATAGAAAATATCTGCCGCAGCGCCACCGGACGAACCGCCGCCACCGCCAGCATTAAAAGGACCCCATGCCATGAATCAAGCCTCCTCTGCCGCTGATGCGGCTTCAATGATGTGATACTGAGCGGAAATCGCAGCACTCGGAACGGATGCCGCCCGGAGGCGTAAAACACCGGCCATGCTCTCCGTCGATGTGAAATCCGCCGCCCGTGCAACTGCGCTGCTGGACGGGGCAACATCCACTCCCACGCTATCTGCCGCCGTCAGACCATCCACCTTGATGTCGATGTACTTCGTATACCCGGGGACGCTGGAATCGGACTTCCAGCCGGTGACAGGGATGGAGAACGAAACGAATGTTGCCCGGTCTGCTTTCAGTCCGTGCATTTCTTCCAGTGCAGCAGCGGCGGCAGATGCGACTTTGGCGGTAGCATTGCTGGACTGGGATGCAGCGCTGCGGAGCTGATCCAAAGTTGTGAGCGCATTGCTCAAAGAAGTCACCTCCCATAAAAAATAAGGGGCAGCGGTGAATATTCTCCGCCGCCCCTTTACTCATGAGATCTCAGAGGCTTACTCGCCGTAAATCTCTGCCAGCATCTCGGACACCTCGGCATCGGTAGCCGTATGGTTCACAATGGCCTTATCGATGGTGGTATCCATGCCGTCCAGCTTGGTCTTATCCGCAGCGGACATCAGGCCAGCCTTGGCAGTGGTCGCCTCGTCATAAGTGGTATCTTTCGCAGGGATGCCCAGCTTGGTGATGTCATCCTTGGTCACAGGAGCGGTGGCGGTCACATGGCCCTCTTCATCCACAGTGGTCTTGTACAAACCGCTGGCAGCAGCGGTGTGGGTGGGATGGACATACTTGTTTGCGCCAGCCTCAATGCCGTCCAGCTTATCCTTGAGAGCCGCAGTGAAGTTCTCGTCAGACAGACCCTTGCCCGCTTCTTTCTCCACATAGCCAGACAGGTCAACGAAACCGGCCAGCACATCATACTTGTAGGCATCGCCGACCTTGACCACCACGACATTGGTGCCCTTGGGATATTTGTTGCCCGCACCCTCAACGAAGTTGTTGGTGGTGGTGAAAGCATCGGTCACGTTGTAGACGTTGCCCAGAACGTTCTCAGCCAGAGCGGGCAGCGCAGAAAAGACCACAGAGCCAGCGGGCTTATAGACAGCGCTGATCTTGGCGTTGATCTCGTCCTTGGTGTAAGCGTCGGTGATGCCGTATCCACCCAGAGTAGTGGCCTTGTCGGCCTTTGCAGCCAGAACAGCAGCCAGAGCGTCATCGAGGTCAGACTGGGAAATCTTCGCCTTGTAGGCCAGTGCAGCCAGACCCTTGATGGCAACATCGGTACCAGCCACGGAAATGCTACCGTTCTTGGAGCCGGTGGCAACCAGAATGTCCACCATCTTCTCAGCGATGGCCAGGGCAACGCCGTTCACCTTAACGCCCTCCAAGACGTTGGCCTGTGCGCCGACATCCTCCAGAGCCTTGATGCGCTTGTTCTGGGCCTCGTCAACGGCCTTCTGCTTCAGACCCAGCTCCTTCAGTGCGCCCAGCTTCGCGAGCTTTTCAACATTGTAAGCCATAATAAGTATCCTCCGTAAATTGTTGTTTGGTGTTTATTTGTCGTAGATTTCGGCCAGCATTTCGGATACATCATCCGTAGCTGCCATCTGGTCTTCGGAAACTGTGGCGTGGACAGAAATAACACCGTCTTTGGTCACTTCCACGCCGTCGCCAATTTTCACGCAGCCCAGCCGGTCACGGGTCGCAATTACCAGTTCACCGGTGCCACCTCCTTTCCCGAACAGAGTGACGACCGCCTGAATATCAGCTTCCGGGATGCGCTGAGAGAAAAAGCGAACAATACCGTTCAAAGTCTCGCACCCGTTCAGGACACCCGCCTTGCTCGAAATAGAAAAGCAGCTGGCAGTTGCGGAACCGCTGGGCCAAAGCTCAGGGGTGCAGTCTGCCAACTCTGCATCGTAGGTATACGCATACGGCATTTCACCCTCGCTGTCCGATACGGCTTTCCAGCCGTCCACAGAAAGGGTCAGGTCGTATTTGCCATAGTAGCCGCCGGAGCTGCCGCCACCACCGCCGCCGCTTTCCTTGATAAGCTCTTTGACCCTGTCTTCCGACATGATCTGGCCGGATTCCTCCAGCTCTTTCAGAGCCTTACTGGTGGCTTCGGTGATGATTTTGGCATGGGCATCCGGGGCATCGTTGTGCTGTGAGATCTCCTTCAGCACCATTTCCCGCACCATCCGCATAATTGCTTCAACCTGCGGGTCAACGGTGAGCGAGATATTGGCTTTGGTCGAAACGGCCAGCAACACAGCAATTTGGAATTCATGGTCAGCAGTACCGATGGCCGGGATCTCGACACCCCGATCATCCTGCATCAGAAAGAGCAACGTGTCCTCCGGGTCATCATTGAGGCGGCCAAACACGCCGATCTGGTGCATGAAGTACGGTTCATCTGCACCGCCCGTCCAAATGCTGACTTTGCGGGCTTTTTCGCCCTCGTATTCCACGGTGTCGATGCCCAGCAGTTTGAGCTCATAGGTATCACCGCTGACTGCCGTTTCCTCGGACAAGTCGGTGTCAACGGTGCCCGTGCCGCTTACAGCACGGGTGATGGTGAGCGCACCGCCCGAAATGGACTCGGACAGCATCGCAGCACCGGCGCTGGTATATGCATATTTTTCCCAGCTCATAACGATTTCCCTCCTAACTTGATGGTGACGGTTTCATAGGTCTGCGCAGGTCTGCCAGATGCAAGCGCCTGTGCAGACACAGCCTTGGCGTGGATAGTTCCGGGCAGCGCAATGGTCGTTTTCATCCGAGTTGTGCTGACCGCACCAGCGGCGCAGGCGTGTGCGCTGACTGCCCGCGGCTCGATAACACCCGGCATAAGAACCGTGTAGGACATCGTTGTGGCGCAGGGAATCGCTGCAACATAGCACGCTTTCGGCTCCGTTTCCGTGTAGTAAATGACGCTGTCCAAATGCGACCGAAGATTTTTGTAGCAGATGATTTTTTGCAAAACCTGCTGATGTTTGGCCTCATTGATTGCAGCGAAATCAACCGTGATACGGAGTTTGAAGTGGTACGGATCGCCGCCGTACTCAAACCACTCCAAAACTTTGGGATTGGTATAAATCGCAGAAATGGCTCTTTCAACAGCCGCTTTTGTGCCACGGTGCCGGTGAACATAGAAGCTGTCCTTGATGGTTTTTCTTTTTTCCTCAAGGGTGTAGGATCTATCGTACCAGTCCACGGCGAAGTCCCGAGCCAGAATGTCAAGCAGCCATTCGGGCAGTTCGTCGATGCGGGTATAAATCCGCAGGGAGTCGATTTCATCCTGCCGGGATTCCATCACCTTGGCTATGGCCTGTCCCAGAGCCACCGTCTTAGGGTCTTTTTGGAGCGCGATCGGAAACTGCTGCATCATGTTGTCAGCAGTCAGGCCGTGGTTACTCATCCTCATACCCTCCGCTCTTTATCGTCACCGTGCCCAACTTTGCCACTTGCGGAACCTTGTCGTTGCGGTCAAGGGATGGCGCACCGTCTTCCAGCGGAGTAAAGGCGGGCTGTTTGAGGTCTACACGTTTGATGCCGGCCGAAAGAAGCAGATACCGCAGCCTGTCAGGGTTGATGTCCCTGCCCATCTTGCCGGACTGCCAGCGGATGTACCGCTGCACAGCCTCATTCACGCCGGACTGAGCTTCACTTGCGGAAATGCTTCCGTCTCGGGTCAGGTAATAGGTCAGGTCGATATTATAGGGTACTTCTTCCGGGTCGCCAGAGATCACATAGTCAGTCAACGGCCGGATTTCATCCGGCGAACAGGCCGCAACCATAGCACGCTTGGTTTCCTCGCCAGCCACGCTGCCATCATTCATGACGGCGTATAGGCAAACTGTGCCAGGGCTGGGCGAATTGGCAATGACATCTGCGATTTCAGTGGAAACCCTCTTTGCAAAGTATTTGTAGGCACCAATCGGGCCAGCATCAGACCATGCACTCTGGCTGTCACGCATCAGCTCATAAAATTCCTCGTCGTCCGGGGCATCAGAACCGTTTGCGCTGACCGTGATATTGGAGCAGCCAGAATAGTAGTCGTAGATGTCAACAGCGGTGTGGATGTCACCCACAGCGTAATCATTGCCAGCCGTACCCACAGTCTGGCAGATCACCTGAACATCCGTGTATGTTGCGCCGATGGGAACGTACTCGTCTGCGGAGGTTTCCCAGTACAGGGCTGCATTGTCGTCCGTGACACGGGTGCCGGCCGGAATCAGTACCGCCGTCTGGCGGGGTTCGCTGATGTAAAAGCGCATGGTGCAGGTCGCCGCCGTAGGCTTGGGACGCTCCTGCAAGTAAAACAGCTCGGCCAGGCCATCCAGATACTCGCCCTCTGCGCTGCTGGGTAAGTTTTGGCTGCCTGTCCAGTTGTTCTGGGCACGCTCGTACATGATGGCATCCTCAACCCACGAAATGAAAAGCCGTTCCGGGCTGCCGGGCATCACAGTTTTGCCAAAGAACTGCTCATACCCTGTGACAAGCAGCCTGTCCAGCTCATCCATGTCCGTGGACACGAACTCGTAAGTTTTACGCACTGATGCTCACCTCCACGACGGGCAGCATCCGCCCGGGAGTGTCAGGGGCTTCCTTGAAGGTAGTCCCCATGTAGGTGGCACGAGGTTCAAATCGCTCGATGGCCTCCTTGATAGCAGCGCAGAGCATAGGCTGCGCCACGTTTTCCGGCCGGTCGAGAATGTTCGCAATATCAATGCCAAATTCCCGATAGCAAGGCACCGTGCCTTTCGGTGTGGACAGGATGACGGCGATGTTCTGCAGAACGCTGGTCACGGTATCCTGTTCTCCAAGGGAAATGGTGGTCAGGTCGTTTGCCGATACCAAGTAGTTGCTCACAAAAATCACCTCATTCTCTCTGGTATTCCAACAAAGAAACGCTTGCGGTAATCCATGTCGGCGTACCGAAAGCGTTTGTGTGCAGGGTCTTAAATTTTGCAGATTTGATAACCCACCGATAGCTGCCGTAGACCACATTGCCGAGAACGAACGGCAACGTAGTCCCGTTGAGGACACATTCTTTCAGCCGTTCCCGCTCCTTGGTGGGATTTACGCCGAGGTATGCGGCCAACTCAATGTCAAACGTGATGGTTTGAGCATCGGTGCCTGTCAACTCGGTCAGGGCCGGGCCTCCGGCGCGCTGGTGGGTCGTGTATCTGGCCGACACATTCTGCACCATGTTCTTGATGGTCTCGACATGACTATCAAACACGGAAAAGCTGATGTCTCCGAGGCAACCAACGATCACGGATAAATCCCTCCCAGAACAAAACCATCAGCATTGAAGCACGGGAGGTACAGGCAGACCACCGTATCATCAACGGCCGGCAACCACCACACCACATGAGACTTGTGCTGATGGTCGGTGGAGTTGTCCGCTCCGATAACCTTTTCCTCTTCATCCCAAATCTGGCGGGAGCCATCCATGGTCTTTTTGATTTCAAGGTTGTAGGGGCTGGGGTGGATATACTGGTGATTATGCTCACCGGCTGACTCCGTATAGACAATGGCTTTGTAGTGCTGCATCACCGGGAGCCAGCCGGACGTGATGCCTGTGTCCTCAAACTTACAACGGACAAGGCGCTTTTCTTTGTTCACATCGGTGACTTTACCGAGGCGAACATCAACAGCAGTGTTCATCAGTACCCTCCTAAAACATGACGGCCGGAAACCTGCGTGGTGTACCCGCCAGAGCCAGTCACGGTATGTTTGGCCTGCTTCACGATGTACTTTCCATCCCACGGTCCGAAGTCCTTAGCCTCAAACGTCAGACCGGCCACCTTGCCCGGATCACCGGAATAGGTAAAGCCCACCTGACGCTCAAACTTGTTGTGCAGTCGGAGCTTTTTGGCAGCCAGTTCTTTGGCCTCGGCCTTGCTCGTGACCGGGGCATAAACTTCCAGCTGCTGGTTGGTTTTGCTCTTGGCATCGTAGTCCTTGACGTAGGCGATACCCTCAAGGGGCTTGCCGTTCGGCCCAACATAGGACACCCGGCAGGACGCATACTGCGTTCCGGCCTGGCCGAGCGTGTGGCTCCACTTGATATAGCTCTTGTCGTCCTTGGTGACAGTCCATGCAGAATCTTTTCCCTCGTATTCCTTCTGGTCGAAGATGACGATTTTGCCGTCTGTACATTTCAGCGACAGGCCGGCATCATGGCACAGCTGCGATAGGAAGTCGATGTCGGAGCAGCGGTACTGCTCCACACGCTTATACTCCGGGTCTTGCTTTGCAAGAAACTGGGATTGCATACCGTTCTTCTTCGCCATTTCATTGGCGATGCCGGATAACTTGTACTTTTCCCAACCCTTGCTCTGCTTGGTCTGCCGGATCTGGCTGGTATAGGGCAGCCCCGTGGCCTTTATGGTGATGATGTCGGGCGGGCCGGATGCGTTTATGCTGTCCAACTCAAACTCCCCGCAGTCCAGCGCCTCATCCTTCCCGTCAGAGTGCCAGTTACAGGCCGTGATGGTAGCCCGGATTTTCAGGCCGCCTTCACCGCTGCCGGAAGAACTGCCGCCAGATTTACCGGAGATCTCGCTGGCATCGACCCAGCCATAGACCCGGGACGTTCCGTCCGTGTGAATAACATGGTACGGGTGCAGCGCACCCTGTTTGATGATGGTGATCTTGGCCGGGCCAGCCTTTGGTGTTCCGTTTGCCTTTTTGTCGGTAGATGCCTTGTAGTGCGGACCACCGAGAAACTGCACCACGTCACCAACCTTGTAGCCATCAGAAGATGCGGCCGACACATCGCCGTCCAGCATCTTCTGGAGCCAGTCGGTCATCCAAACGCCCTCCCGGTCTTGGAGTTTGATCTGCAGGTCGTCACTGGCATCTTCCTCATTATCGGTAAATGTCAGCGACAGCAGGTAGGGCTTGATGCTGCTGGTGATGTCCACACCGTCAAACTCCACCGTACACTCGGCATGGCGGGCGGTATTTTCGTCGCTCATGTGACCACCTTCTTCCACGGGGGCAAGGTGGAGCTGGTTTGTGTCTCGGTATCCGGGAGCGTCAGAACGATTCCGGCCGGGAACACAAAATAGCCCAAGTGCTGCGGATTAGCAGCCATCAGGTTGGGCGCATAGGCGCAACTGCCGAGCTGCTTATAGGCCACACTGTCCCAGCGGTCGCCTTGCACAGTCGTATAGGTTTTACTCATGCATACCTCCCTCTGAAATCATCGTCCTCTGCATCTTTCACGATTTCGAGGACAAGTTCTCTCAGGCTGTCATTCTGGGCATTCAGGACGTTTTGCAGCTCGGCAGTATCAGATATACCTGAGATATGGTAAACCGGCGAGAGCGATATAGGAACCGTGCTGCGTGCTGAGGAGGAGCCGTTGCTCTCTGGCAGCTCAGCGCTCATGGGGGTAACGCTTGCGCTCTCCATCTCCCGTCTGGTTTCCGAGGCCGTCAGAACAGATTCACCGCCGTTGAAGTAGACCAGCTCCGGGCCATGCTCACCAACGAGGGCAAAGCCGGGAGCCGCATCTTCCGTACCAACAGCATATCCGGGGATTCCGTGGTTGACATTGTAGCGCTCGTTGGAGCCTGCCAGCGCAGTAGAGGCCGCCGAGGCGATTTTGGCATAGGCTTCCTGCACACGGGGCATCATGCTGGATGCGCCATCGATGAAGCCCTGAATCGTCTCCTTGGCGCTTTTCGTGGCCTCGTCGCTCATGTCCATTTCCGATACGGTATCGGCTACGGTCTTGGCGATTTCGTCCATAGAATTGCTCATGCCGGTCTTGAGGTCGGCGATAGATTCGCTGGTGGTATCCTGCGCTTCTTTCAGCGCAGCGTAGTTCTCAACCATTTTGGCGAGGTCAGCGTCCGAGGCCGAGGCCATACCGGCAATCGCATTGACGGATTCCTTGCTGCCATCCGCAAAACTGGCGATAACTTCACTCAGACCGTCGATGTCAGCCGCCCGTTCGTTCAGCTTTTCGAGGTTCTGGTTGTAGTTGTCCCAGTAGGTGATCTGGCTTTGCAGTGCATTGTTGATGGATGCAGCGGAGGTCGAAACGACCTTTTCCGCAGAATCCCACAACGCATACTGGCCGCTGATGCTGCCGTAGGCTTCATCATAGGCATCCTTGTAGGCTGCAATGATGTCCTGAATCCGAAGCTCTGCATCAGAGATGGCATTCGCCACATTCTGCTGCTGCGCTGCAACATCGTCTGCGCTGTCGGCGGCAGACTGCTGCGAAGCATTCAGGGCATCGACTGCGGCGCTGGCCTCCTGATACTCGGCCTCGGCGGCATTGATAGCCTCCTGATCCTGTTCTACGGCGGCGGTGTAGTTCTCGACCTCCCGCCGGGCAGTGACAAGGTCATCCGAGTACCCCATATACTCAGTGCGCAGTTGCTGCACATCCTCGCTCATGGTGCGCCACGGCAGATCTTCCACCGTGCCGTAGGTGAGCTTGAACTGCTCATCCGTCAGGCCGAGGGTGGTCAGCAGCTTATCGTAGGCAGCAGACATGCCGGCATTGGATTTTTCCACCTTTGCCTGCGCGGTCGCCAGCTTGGTTTCGTTCTCAGCACTCTCAACCAGCACATTGTTGTACTGGTCATAAAGGGTGTTCAGGTATTCCTGCCGGGCCTGTGCCTTGGCATCCGCCACATAGGCATCCGTGTGCTGGCGCAGCGCTGCGGTGCCGCCCTTGATGGAATTGGTCTCAAGGTCAATATCATCTGCAAGACTGGGCACCAGAACAGACAGCCGGGCCAGCGTGTCGTGGTATTCGGCATTTCCGTCCGTGTTCCCATTTGTGGCGGCCTCGATGGCCTCCAACTTGCTGATGTACTGGTCCGCAACGCTGGCGGTCGCTGCCATGTTGGACAGGGTGGAATCGTAGCTTGCGCTCGCTTCTTCCATGCTGTCGCCCATGTCACGAGCGGCGCTGGTCAGCTCCTTTACAGGAGGAACGGAATCATCGGAGGATGTTGCTAGAGCAGTTACCACCGTCACCACGCCGGCCGTTGCGACGGCTGCAATGGCGAGAGGTCCAGCCAAGCCGGCAAGGGTGCCCGTGAAAAGCGTTGCGGCCATTTGCGCAGCCTTGATGCCTGCTGCAACTGCGGTCAGGACACCGAGCAGGCCACCCAACGTTACCGTTCCGGCGGCGATGCCACGGACAAGGCCGGGGTTCTCCTCTACAACGCCCTGCATCCAGCCAAGAACTTCAGCTCCGACATCGTACAGGCCGGACATTGCCGGGGTCAGGTCTTCACCGATTGCGATTTTCAGGCCATCCGCTGCGGACTGCATCAGAGTCAGGCGGCCGTTCATGTTGTCCAGCATAGTGCCGGCCATCTTGTCGGCAGACCCGGCGCAGTTGTTCAGAGCCGCAGTATAGTCTGAGAAAGACTGCCCACCCTCGGCCGCTGCTTCGCTGCATCCAGCCATGATGGTTTGCAGTTTGGAATACTGGTTCGTGCCAGCTACCGTCTTCGCAAGGTTGGCCTGCTCTTGGTCAGTCAAGTCACCCCAGATGCCAGCCATGCCGGTGAGGATGCTGGACAAGCTCTGCATATTGCCCTGTGCATCGTAGATGTTTACGCCATATGCAGCCAGCTTGTCGCCGCACTCCTTCGTGTTGGTAGCAAGTCGGGTGAAGATTGAGTTCAGGGCCGTACCAGCTTCGCCACCCTTGACACCAGCATTGGCCATGGTGGCCAGCACTGCCGTCGTTTCTTCGACCGAGTAGCCGAGGGACGTTGCGGTGGCTGCACACGCCTTGTATGCCTCGCCCAGCTGGATCACGTTCGTGTTGGAGTGAGCCATGGCGTAGGCCATCACATCGACAAAGTGCGTGGTGTCAGAGGCTTTCAGACCAAAGGCAGTCAGATAGTCGGTAACAATATCGGATGCCTGCGCCAGATCCATGTTGGCGGCAGCAGCCAGATTCAGCACCGGGCTGATGCCCTCCAGCATAGACTGGGTGTCCCAGCCTGCCAAAGCCATGTAGGACAGAGCATCAGCCGATTCACCAGCGGTGAATTTCGTGGTTGCGCCCATTTCCTTGGCCTTGTCGGACAGGGTCGTCAATTCCTCGCCGGTAGCACCGGAGAGAGCCTCGACATTGCTCATGGATGCTTCAAAATCACCTGCGGTGTTGATGCAGTCCATGTAGGCATCCCGGATTTCTCCGAGGGCCTTTGAAATGCCGACCGTGGCCAGCGTGGCCTCGACCGTCTCAAGCGCCTCGACCGATTTTTCACCGAATCCCTTTGCGCCCTCACCGGCCTCGTCCATCGTTTTCTTGAGGTCAACCTGCTTATCCTTGAGCTTATCGACCTCAGTTTCCAGCCGGACGCTTTCCGCCGTCAGCTGCGTGGTATCCACGCCAGCTTCGTGCAGAGCATTCCCGGTGGCAGCCAAACGCTGCTCATAAGTGTTCAGGGAGGCCGTGGTCTTGTCGATCTGCGCCTGTTTGGAAAGCAGTTTGTTTTCCAGCGCGGAGGAGTAGCCCTCGGTTTCCTGAATCTCTTTCTGGATGTTGTCGTACTGCTGCTGCAAAACAGAAAGCCGCTGACGGGTTGCGTCAACGGCCTGTTGCTGCTTCTGGTACGCCGAAATGTCGGATTGTACTTTGTTCAACTGCTGAATCTTTCCCTGTGTTTCCACAAGGGCAGACTGAGCAGCCTTGAATGTACTGGAAAAGCTGCTGTTCTGTTTGGCGGACAGGTTGAACAGCAGCTCCCACTCTTTACGAGCCACTACTTACCGTCCTTTCTCGCTCTCTGGCGCTCGGCAATGAGGTCATTGCTGCTGCGGATCCATTGCCGGAACTGATACAGGGGCATTTCCAGCCAGTAGGGCGCAGGCGTACAGTTGACCTGTGCCATTGCAAGCACCTGTCGCCGCAGCCACACGCCGCCATCACCGGTTACAAGTCCGACCTCAGCAAAAAATTTCTCGCTTTGGTGCGGATGGTGTTGTAGTCCCGGATGCTCATAGCACCAATGACATCAACACCGATAGGCTCGGTACACGCCCGGCAGGCCATGCGGATAAGGTAGCCCGCACTCATCGAGGGGATGATAACCGGCTGATTCAGAGCCGTAAGCTCTGCCTCGATGGCGATGGAGTCATTGCCGGTCAGCTTGCCCCAGTTGAACGTGAGGGATTCGTAGTGCTTGCCCTCATAGTCAAGGGGCTTCTGGAGCTTGTGGGTGTAGGTATACGGGTCAGCAGCGGCAGCAGCCTTTGCAGCGGCAGCCTGAGCTGCATCAAATTCTTTCGGGTCAATAACGGCGTTCATGCTGGATAGCTCCTTTCACGCTCAAAAAATAGGCCGGGACTGCAAAATGCAGCTCCGGCGAAACGGTATATGCGGATTACTTGCCCAGGGCCGCACGGACACCGGCCAGATAATCCACACCGTTGATGTAGCAGATGAAGTTGAGGGGGTCCAGTTCACGCACCTTCTTACCGTTGATGTACGTTGCCCAGTAGCGGACAGCGTATTCACCGGAGCCAGAGGTGGGCGTTGCGGGTGCAATGGTGCCGCCCTTGGTCGATTTGGGCACGACCACGAAAATATGCTTTTCCTTCCGTGCCTCGACCGTGCCCGCAACAGGATCCTCATACTGGTTTGCCACACGCAGGTCAATGCTGTGACGGCGCAGCTCCGACAACTGGACGGACTGCGGCGTGGTGGTGCGGAATTCCAGACCAAGGGTCATAGCCTCCAAATGGCCCAGAATGACCGCTTCGACGTTACCACCGACACCAGCGCCCGAAATGCTCTGCGTCAGAAAGGTAACATCAGGCAGGGTAACTTTCGACATACCCAGATACTCCACGCTGTCCTCATAGACCGCGAAGTTGATAACGCTCTGATCGATTGCCATTGTAGTGCCTCCTTTTTAGGACTGGAGTGCGCTGGTCACATAGTCAGCGTCATATTCCAGCACAAAATCAATCTCCTGCGCCGGAGAGGGCGGGGTCATGTAGACGTGCAGCTTGATTTTGCCCGCCATCAGGCTGGTCAGCGGGTTCTCGCTTTCCAGCATTTCGACACGGGCACCCAGCAGATAGCCTGCGCCCACCAGACCGTTCAGCCAGATGTTTGCGCTGTCGAGGATGGTGTCGATCAGGCGGCGGTTCATCGGCTTGTCCAGCTTGGACCAGAACGTCTTGATGAGGGTGTTGGAAACATAGTCGAACATCCGGCTGATGGGGATAAAGTAGTCCTTCACATCAGTGGATTTCGGATATGCTGCGGTGTAGTTGCCCCAGCCGGTCCAGCCTCCCATGAAGTTCAGGAACGTGCAGATACCGTTTGCATTCAGGACGTTTGCCTGATTGTAGGTCAGGTTGATCACAGCGCCATCATCATCACACAGGCCATCCACATGGATGGTTTTGTTGGAGGGACTCTCATAGGGAATACCCTCGTTGCCGGTGTCCGTTTCTGCCAGAATGCCAGCAGTAATGGTAGAGCCGTGGAATTTCAGATTGCCAAGGGTGCCATTGGGCCAGCAAACGATGGTCTTCTCGTCATAGGTGCCAGCGTTCTTTGCCTGAACGGCTGCGGTATAGGTCTTTGCGGAAATGTCCACCAGCGCCTTGCCGTAGAACATCCCGTTAATGGCACCGACCTTTGCGGCCATGCCGGCGGCCACGGTAGCATCATCGGAGAAGCCGGGTGCCATAATCAGGTCAGGCACGATCCCGAACATGGTCAGGCACAGTTCGATCTGTTCAATGGCAGCGGCCACCTCGGCAGCCTCAGCGGTTTCGCCGACAGGCAGGAAGATGACGGGCTGGCACTGGCACAGCTTGAAGTGATAGTACATCACCTCACAGAGGGTGTACTTCTTCCAGTCATCGTCATAGCCCAGCTGCTCCACAGCTTCGGAATAGCTGGTGCAAAGGACAGGGATTCCGGCGGTCGCAGCGGTGCCAGTTGCCTTGGACAGCGGTGCAGTGCCGATGACGAACGGGATGCCGCTGGTTGCGGTATTCGGGGTAGCCACCGCGGTATCGGCACGGGTGACGTTAATACCATGATCTGCCATAGTATGTTATCCTCCTTACTTGGATTTGACGAGCTTCCGTGCGAATGCAAGGATTGCTTCGCCACGAGCCTTTTTCTGTTCGGGCGTGGTGTGCAGGTCAGTCATGTCGATGATGAAATCGGCCACACCGGGATATTTCTCGGTGGCCAGCTTCACATCGTCACGGCTCAGTGCATCTGCAGCCGAGCAGGGGTAAATGGTGTTCTTCTGGATGCAGCCCAAAATGGTCGGGCCGATGTAAATGGAAACGCCGGGCTTGCTCTGCGCAGGCTCGGCGTCCACGGTTTCTTTCTTTACCGCCATAAAGCGATGTCCTCCGTCTGCTGCACGGTCGGCAGCTTCCAATAAGTAATCATCTCTCCGGCGTAATACTGTCCAGACCACTCGTCATAGGGCAGGCTTTCCAGATTGTGGCCGGGAGAAAGGTCAAGGGCGAACTGGTACCGCATCTTTCCATCAGAACCAATGCCGCCAATTTTGCGCTTTTTAAGCAGTTCCACCCGGAACCGTTCCATCATGTTCAGGAGGGCGAGTTCTCCCTCCTGTTCATCCGGGTTATAGCAGCAGAAAATAGAGCGCACAGAAACGACCGTGCGCTCCTCTTTGCCGGGCTGCTGTTCAGTAGCCAGTGGAATGATGCGGTGGATGATGTAGGGAGCCTTTTTCTGGGCAGATTTGCTATCAGGCAGCCGCATCAGGTAGACCGCAGGAGGCCGTCCCTCCTGTTCGGTATCGCCCTTCTGCATAGCCACCGGGAGAAGCAGGTCTTTCATGACGTCCTCGGTGAACGCTTTGAGCTGCTCTAGCAGAACAACACAGGTCATATCAAACACCCCATCCGTTCAGAATTCGTGAGATCTCATGCTCGATGCGTTCCTCGTATGTAGATGCCATCTTATCCTCAATGGAATCCATGACAGCCTCATTGGAGTACATCATCTGCGGCGTGGCCGGGCCATATAGTTCCTTGACCGGAAACCGCTTTTCGCCCTGCCGTTCGTAGATGCCGTAGTTGGAGCCCATCTTTGCTTCAAAAGCATGGTTCAGAGCCTGCTTTGAACTGGACTTTTTCACACGGGTAACGACAAGGCCGTTTCGGTCCACCTTGGTGTCGAAAACCCTCAGCGGAATCACACTGCCTCGGTATACAAAATTTATGGACACTTCGCCGCTGCTGGCCCTCTGGATGTTATTGATGTTCTTCGTTCGGTTGAGGAATTCGCTGCTGCTGATGGCATACTCCTGCGTCACAGCTCGTTTCGCCACCGTCTTTCCGGCGGCTGCCGCACGAGCAAGCGCCGAGCCGACAGCACGGTTTGCGCCGCCGGGAATCCCGGCAAGGAGTGCAGAAACACGGTCGAAACCTTCCTCGGCGATGTCAACGGCAATGCCAGCATTTACGCTGTGCATCATGGTGTCGGTTGTAACATCACTCATTCGTCAATCGCCTCCAACTCTACACGCAGCATTCCCATCTCACAGACGGAGGATGCCACATAGTAGGTGCGAACAAAGCCGCTACCATCCTCAATTTTGAGCTTGCACCCCTGCTCAGGCTGATTTCCGCCGAGTGATGCAATATCGCAGTGCAGCACCCGGCTGACCTGATACAGACCCTGCGCATGGTCGCTGACAGTCTGGCGCACTCGTTCTTTTTCGCTCAGCCCGGTCAGAACCAGCGGAACATCCGGGTACACCTCGCCATCATAGTAGACCGTGCGCTGTTCGGCAAACTCGTCCAGATTCAGGAAAACGCTGCCCAGGTCTTCCTGCACAGCGTCCTTGAAGCCGCTCATGCCGTGGGCATCGCAGCAGACAGCTCCGGTCCATCGGCGCACTCATCGCCGGGAATGACTTCCTCGGCACAGATAGCCTCGATGAGCGCATCTTTGGTTTTGAGCTGCTTCGTGTCGATGCCCATATCCGATGCCAGCTTTTTCAGGTTGGCAACGGCCATGCTGTGCAGCTGCTCGGAATCGAGACAGGCCGTCTCCGGGCTGTCCTGCGAGGTTTCGGAGCCGGGGGTGTCGTTACCTTCCGAAGCTCCCGGAGCCGCCACAGGGACGATTTCTGGGGCATTTGCGGCGACAGGAACGGCTTTCGCCATGCCCAGACCGATAAGGCGAGCACCCTCGGCCTCGCTGACCTCGCACTGCTCACCACGCATGACCGTGTGAACGGACTTTCCAGAACAGCAGCCGTAGCCGCCGCAAAGAATCTCAACAAACATCGTTTACTCCTTTCCGGCCGTAATTAGCCGACTGCGTTCTTCAGGCGAATCCAAGGAATGTAGTTCTTGGGTGCAGCCAGAGGACGGGATTTCAGAGCCGTCTTGCGGACGTCGTTCTCCTGATCGATGCTGAACTTGGGGACGCGGCGGCCGGAGATAGTGGACTGGATGGTGTCGCCGTAGTTGATCTGAGTGATAGCACCATACATCAGGTGACCGCAGGCCGGAGCCGTAATCAGCGCATCGGTCTTCGGGAAGTAACGCTGCTCTGCGTTGGCGGTGTCGACGTAGGTTTCATCCACGGAGATGAGGTTCAGCTTATAGCCGCGGAAGTTGAGGGTGCCGCCGTAGGTAACGCCATCGTACGCGCTCAGCTGCTGCTCAATCTGACCGATGATGATGCCGGAATTCTTATCCAGCAGACGCTGAACCTTTTCGAGATCCATCACTGCGTCATAAACATCAGCACCCAGCAGCAGGTCGGCAGCGCGCAGGCCGCGCTTGGACAGCAGACGGCACATGGCAGGAACGTCGCCAAAGAAATTGCCACCCTCCTCGTTCCACTTGTGGGCGGCAGTGTAGATGTGGTCGTTCTCGTGGCCGGGATTGTAGAAATTCACGACCTTTGCCTCGCCCTTGGTCACGTTGTCGATCATCTCCTGCATGACGCATCCGTTGTCCAGCATGGTCTGTGCGCACATCCACTCCTCGGTGCGGGTGATACGGCCATCCATGTCAGCCAGATCGTTCTGGACCAGTTTTGCGGCACGCTGGGCAGGGGTGCTGTTGGCATAGATGGCCTCGCCGAAGCCACGCTTCGTCAGGTCATCAGAGGTCAGAGGACGGCTCACACCGATGGACGAAGGCTCAAACTCGTGGACCTCGTAGCCCATGCGCTCCATCGGGATTGCGCCGACACGAGGCGACACAAAGGCTGCCATCTTGCGGTCGCCGTCCATGTACTCGGTCAGCACCTTGTTGGAGCTGAAGATGTCGCCCTCCTCCGTGGGAAAGTAGCGGTCACGGAAAAAGGTCTGCTTGGGCACGATGCGCTTCTGCACGGCCATCAGGGTATAGGTGTCAAAGAAATTCAGTTCAGCAGGCATTGTAGTTCCTCCTCTTACAGTGCAGGTGCAGCGGCCTTGAAGACAATACCGCCGTTACGCAGGGCATCCTTATCGGCCTCGGTGATGACGTAGCTGTCGGCCACGGTGCACTTGTTGATGTTGAAGCAGCCCATCAGGTAGACAGGAGCGTTCACATCATCAGTAGTGCCGACCGCAATGTCATCACACAGGATGCAGTTTGCGGTCAGGGCTTCATCGCTTGCGGCTGCGGTGCCCAGCACGACCAGCTTGTTATCGCCAGCGGTGCCGCTGGACTTTGCCAGAATGGTGCCACGCTTGAGAGTGCCGGCTTCGGCCAGCTTGCGGATAGTGCCGCCGCTGACAACCAGTTTGGGGTTGATGTCGGCCACGAGACCGTCCAGCTCCATGTCACCCAGCTTCTTGCTCAGTTCGGTCATTGTAGTGTTCCTCCTTACTTCTTCTCATCGCCGAGCACTTCGGCGACAGCTTCCTCGGCCGCAGCCATACGCTCGGACTGCGTCTTGGGTGCATTGCCCTTGGCATCGGGCAGGGATTCCGGGTCACCGGATGCAGATGCACCCGGTACGGCCTCCACGCCCTGTGCGCCGGACGTTTCGTTGTCGCTCTGCAGGTTGGTCAGGAACGCACGACCCTGCGCTGCGGCGGCCTTTGCTGCCCGGAACGCCAGCTCACGTGCATCGCAGGCAGTATCGCCGTACTTTGCCTCCTGTACCAGAGCCGAGTCGAACAGGTTTGCGACCTCGTCAATCTCAGACAGACGGCGGCGCTCGTTCTGTGATGCCTGCTCGGATGCAGCCTGTTCAAGCTGGCGGCACAGCTCCGGGTTCTCATTACGGAGCTCATCGATGGTATTTGCCATAGTGGTATGTCCTCCTTCGTTGGACTGGGCGGCGGGTGCCGCCGGTGTATTTGCAGCAGCGGCCGGAGCGGTCGCTTTAGCCAGAGGGATATTGTCGGGCAACTTTACGCCTGGCAGCCGCAGGGCGTGGCCCTTTGCGAAAATAGTGTGGCGGTCTGCGCTTGCGGAAATCGCCACAGGCTCGGCATCATCCAGCAGTTCATTGGCAAAGCCCTTTTCTACGGCCTCTTTGCCCGTCATGTAGGTGGTGTCGGCCATCATGTGCAGCAGCACGGTTTCGGACATCCCGGTCTTGCGCTTGTAGATGCTGACCTGCGACTTGTCCCACGCATCGTTGGCATCGGCAGCCTTGCGCAGTTCATCAGCGTTGTAGTTGCCCCAAACGTGCGACCAGCACTTGTGAATCATCACGAGGCTGGACGGATTCACCTTGACGGTATCGCAAGCGCACATGATGAGGCTGCCGCCGCTCATTGCTACGCCGTCCACGATGCAGACCAAATTCTTGCCTTTTGCGGCCAGTTCCCGGAGCCGATTGTGAATCAGGATGGATACGCCAGCATCGCCGCCCAGACTGTCCATGCGGATGGTGATCTGCGAACAACCCTCAATCTGCGCTAAGTCGTTGAGGAACTCGCTCTCGATGATGTACTGGCCCGGAATCGGTTCATCCGTCCACCAGTCGATGGGCTGTGTTTCCACGATTTGGCCGTACATGGTGATGTCGGCGTTCTGGCCGTCGGTGCTGGCCATTGCGTAGCAAGGCCGCTGGATGTTGATCTGTGGTGCGTTATTCGTTACCGGCATTGTTGGTACCTCCCTGTGTGGTGGTGCTGGCAGTGGTTTCGATTACTCCCTCGCTGCCAGCAGCTTTGAGCATTTCGTTTTCACGGGCCAGCTGTTCCGCATTTTCTTCCCAGTCGCCGCCGCCCATCTCACGGGTGACCTGCTCGTGGGTTCGGAAACCGTGGTGCGTCTGGAGGATGGCAGCGTCAACCTCCTTCTTGGGGTCAAGGCTGCCCTGCACAGGTCCGATCCACCGGGCGCCGCACCATGCGGCACGAACCAGCGGGTCATCAAAAAAGCCCGGAGCAATTACTCGCCCACGGGCTACGGCCTCGGACAGCCAGATTTCGTATGCCGGCTGGCAAAAGCTATCCACCAGCCATGTGCGCCGCATCTTGAACCCCTCCCATGCTTCCAGCAGGGCAGCACGAGAAGCGGAATAGCTGGCGTTGAACTCTTTGAGCAACAGCTCGTAGGGCATCTCGATGGCCCCGCCCATCAGCTTGCACAGCGTTTTGACGAACTGCTCAAATCCAGCGGTAGGGACGTTCGGGTTTCCGAATTTGATGTCTTCGCCCTCGGCCAGATGTGTCACCTGACCGGGACCCATCTCGTACTCATTCTCGCTGTGGGAGGCGTTATCGGTCTTTGGGTTTTCGACAGGAACGCCGCCCAGATCTCCGCCTCCAACTTCGTTGAGCGGAATTGCATCCTTGGGAGCCTCCGACACAATCCACGCCGTGAAGTATGACTGAATCAGCGCCGACAGCAGTTCAGATTCAGTGTATCTGCGCAGCTGGAGCAGAGGCTCAATGATGGGAGCCACAAGCGGCACGCCGCGGTACTGGTCCGGCCGTTCTGACTCCATGATGTGCAGCACTTGGGGTAGACCGGTCTTTTTGCCGATTGCCTCAACACGCTGCCACACGGTTTCCTCGCTGTTGAGCCACTCGTGCGGATAGGTGTTTCGGATGTGGTATGCAACCACGGCACCGCTGCTGTCCACCTCTACGCCGTCGAGAATCTGGTTCCCGTTGTCGGGGTTCTTGCCCACGGTGTACCCAATAACATCTATTGCACTGCCGTATCGGTTCGGAGTGGACACACGGTCAGCCTCCACCAGATGCAGCCGCAGGGCGTAGGGATGCAGCTTGTCCGTGTCATGGATTTTCACCACGGCGAAAACGTCACCGCTCATAAGCCAGCTTTTCAGAGCCAACTGCTGCAAGCCGTAGAAGTTGTTCAGCCCCATGGCATCGCAGCTGCGGCGGTTCTCTGCCCAGAGCCGGAACTCTGCCTCGGTCTTGGTCTGCCACTCTTTGGCTGCTTCCGGGGCCAGCCCCAACACATCACGGTCAATGGTGGATTTCAGTGTCAGACCGGTGCCGACAACCTTGGTGCGGTTCGTGTTGATGGCAGAGGTGGCAACCGGAGCGCTCATGTAGAGCATTCGGCTGCGCTGCCGCAGGGTGTCGGCGTTGTCATGTATATCACTGGATGGCGAGTTGCTGTTCGGGAAGAACGCCCGCAGCGCCCGCCGCTTGTAGCTTGCACCAGCCTCGCTATATCCGCTGGCCTGCGGCGCAGCCGTACCACGGTATCTCAAAAGTAATCGCCTCCATAGCATTCAAAATAAGCGAGCCGACCGGGGAAAGGAGTAAAAAAGCGGTCGGCCCGCGGCAAAAGCCCTTTCGGGCTGTCACCCATAAGGATCACCAGTCGCGCGGAATGACACCGAATGCCTTCCGGGCACTCTGGCCATTCAGCAGCGCTTCCAGTTCATCGACTTTCTGCTCGGCCTCTTTGATTTCCTCGCTGAGTTTGCCGAGGTCGAGCCGTGTGAGCTCACGGTCATCAAGCTTGTAGCTTTTCACGCCGCCGGACAGCAGCTTATTGTAGGCTGCATACAGGTTGTCAAGCCGCTGCGTGTGGAACTCCAGCCGCTTTTTGATGGTCGTGGTATTCATCTCTCACACCTCACCAGTCGTCTAACAGGCTCTCTCGCTTCTTTTTTCGAGAGGGCGCGGGTTGTTGAATATTTGCCGCTGCCGGGGCATCGACTGCCTTTCCACGCAGCCTTTTCAGCATGCGGTCAATGGCATCGAGGTCTTTCGGCAGCACTTTGTAGGCCGCCAGAGCGTAGTTCCGGCAGTCCAAAGGCTCGTTGCGCTCATGGCCGGAGATTTTCTCCCACTGCCACGGGTTGCGGTGGCCGTCTTTGTGCACCAGATGCTCGGACAGCAGGCCGTTGAAGTAGGCCAGTCCGTAGTCATCCCGGCGCGGAAAATGGCAGTACCGGGCACCCGGCTCCTGCACTTTCAAATCGTCCATGATGATTTGCTTGCCGGAGTCGACACCCAGCTGGTACTGCCAGCATTGCCCGACGTATCGGTTCCGAATTGTGATTTTCTGCTGCTTTGGCGGAGCCGTGAACGGCCTGTCCGAGCCTGGGAAACCCTTGATGCAGAAAACCTTTTTGCCAATGCGTTCGTGGCAACGGAGTCTCACATCCTGTGTAAAATGGCCGCCCTCATCCACAAACTTTATGGACACGGGCAGCTCGATGCCATCAGCAAATTTCAGGCGGCGGTCGAAAACCAGCTCGTCAAGCTGCTGCCAGACCTCGTCACTGTCCGGACGGCCCATAACAATGCCTTTTTCGATGCCCCATGTTTCCCCGAAGTGGCCGAAGCCGACAATCTCGTACTCCATACGATCATCCTGCGTATCAACGCCAGCGGTCAGAACCAGCACCCCGTCCGGCAGCTCCGCAGGGTATTCCTCCCTGCGGCTTAGCATGGTGTCCTCATCCTGCACGTCGCCGCGGTCTTCCCACAGCAGACCCAGCCGGGTGTTGTACACGACCTGCATTTTCTTGCTGTCGCCCAACGCATTCAGGTATTTCAGTACGGTTTCTTTCCATCCTGCCCACTGGCTGACAAAGCTGTTCAGCCAGAAGCTGCGGATGCCGTTCTCATAGGCGGCCGGGTTCTCGGCCTGCCAGTGAGCCGGGGCTCGTTTCATGGTGACTTCGTCCGAAATGCAGCCGCACTCCGGGCAGAGATACCACACATCTTTGACCTTGTAGGTCTTTTCGCTGTGAACTTCGATGGTGTCATACTCGTACCGAATGTCCTCCCAGCGCAGTTCATGGAAGCCCTTGCAGTGCGGACATTCCGACACCCAGCGCTCCATCGTGCCTTTGACGTAGGCCTTGGCGATTGCGCTGTGGCCTTTGATGGTCGGGGTGGAAACCTCGACCGCCTTTGCGTTGTAGAACGTGGTCTGCCGAGCCATTGCCAGTTCCCAAGGGTCGCCCTCAGTTCCGGCGCTCTCAGCCCAGCGGTCACGCTCGTCACCCAGCACATAGCGGATGGGCTTCGATGCCAGAGCGTGAGCCTCTGTGGATCCGCACATGGTCAGGATGCCGCCGGGGTAGGACTTTTGCAGGATGGTGTTGCCGCTGTCCCGGCTCTTGCTCTCGGCCACCTTTGCCCGGAGCGTGGGGCAGTCTCGTATCATGGGGGCGATACGGAGCTTGCTGTACTCCTTGGCATCGGTCTGAACCGGATGGATGAATAGGATGGAACCGGGGTCAACGTCGATAGTTCTGCCGATGACGTTGTTCTCGAACTCGCTCTTGCCGACCTGAGAGGACGCCACGACAACGATATGGTGGATGTGTGGGTCAGAGTATGCGTCCATGATTTCGACCAGATAGGGCGTTCTGCTGTTGCGCCAGCGGCCTTGTTCAGCCGATGATTCCGGGGACAGCACACGGTTTTTGGTAGCCCACTCGGAAACGCTCACGTTGGGCGGCGGTCGGATGGCTGCTACCAGCTTCGACACCAGCGCATTCAGACGGTCGATGGCGGCGTTGTCACTCATCGTCATCACCAGCCAGCTTTTCGGACCACGCCCTGCGCTCCCGGACACGAGCCTCATACTTGGCCGGGTCATACTTGAACATGGCGATTTCCTCTGCTATCTGGTTCACCTCGTTGCGCATATACTCGGCCACCTCTGCCGGGTCTGACAGAGCGGCGGCATTGATGGCCACCCGGCTGGGCAGCGCCATCAGTGCGCCACGGATGGTGTAGATAAGCTCGGAGGTCATGGCGGCCACATCCTCGCTGCGGTGCATCTGCCCAGCCAGCTCCTTGGCCTCGGCCTGTGCGATTTTCGCCTTGGAGGTTTTGAGCGTGGCCTCGGCCTTTGCCTTGACACGCTCAATCTTCTTGGCTTCCTCCGCTTCCGCCTTGGTCAAACCGCCACGGGCAAGGCTGCCGATGTATGCCTGTACCGCATCGGACAGGACAAATCGGCCTCTCTCGATGGTGGTGAGTACACCGTCCTGCGTAAGCTGCTGTACCCTGCGGCCTGTGATGCCAAGCACAGCGGCCAGCTCGGTGGTGGTCACAGTCCTGTCGGCCAGCTTTTCTTTTGTCGGCATTCGGTCACCACCTCCTTTTCTCGTAAAACCATCTGGAAAAATCGGCACAAATTGTTATACAAAGCGTAACGAAATGGCTGATTTTCCGCTCACTAACTAGATTGTTTTCGGGGTCGTCGAGCCCGCTCATGGTAGGGTACCCCCGTCACAGTACCTTTTCAGCACCGAACGGCTGCTCCTGCCCGCTGTCGGGCGGGTGGAACGCAGCGTCAACCATTGCAGGGTCATACACGAAGGTGAACTTCATGTCCTGCACAGGTACAGGCTTATCAACGTAGATGTCTACGACAGGCATTGTGATACGCTCCTCTCTCAGATGCTGCGGATGACCTTGGCCTTGGAGTATGTCGGATGGTCTTTGGTCATCATGTTCAGGAACTCGTCCTTGGTGAAGCCGGACAGACGGAAGATTTCTTCGGGCTTCATGCCCAGCTGCTTGCCAATCTCGTCCACGGTCTTGCCCTCGTCCATGAGCTTCTTCACGATAGCTTTCATGGGGTCGAGCAGATGTGTGCCGCGGGCGCGGTTGTGGGTGATGGTGCCGTATACGTCGGCACTCTCGTCACCGTGATGGTCTACGACTACGACAGGCACCTTGCCGCCCAGCAGGGACAGCAGCGGTTCACGGCCTGATACTGTCCAGCGGTGGAAGCCGTCAATGATGGTTCCGTCCGGGCGTACCACGATGGGCAGCGTCCAGCCGTTGGTCAGGATGGACTGCACCAGCAGCTTCAGGTTCTCCTCGCTGACCTTGTTGGGGTTGTAGTCGTTGGCGTGGATGGTGTTGCGGTCTACCCACTGGAGGGATGCCAGCGGTGCGAATACGTCAATGCTTTCCATGGTTCTGCTCCTCCTTGATGCGGGCGTTGTGGTCGTTGTAGATGGTGGTCCAGAGGATGCGCAGGATACGCATCTTGGGATCTCCGTACAGCAGCCCCTCATACATGGTTTTGTAGTGTTTCTGTTCAGCGATGCCGTAGGTCTTTATGAACAGGCCTCGCCAGTGGTCGATGTGGGATAAGGTGTCCTTGGCGATGGTGTACCGCTCCGGGTGGAGGAACAGCAGGTCTTTGCAGAGGGCTTTATAATCCTTCTGTTCGGTATCTGCTTCCAGCTCACGCCGCTTGCGGGTGCTGCGCCGGAACATCTCGGAATCCCAGTAAAGCAGAACGAGGTAGGCGTTTGGTTCTCGCCGCTGGATACGCTCCCACAGGTCGTTGTCGGTTTCTGCAACCCACCGTAGGCCTTGTGTGCTGGTATCTCCAAAGAAAGCGCAAAGCCGGAGTGCATTTTTATGCACACCAGCTTCGTACAAACGCATATAGATTTCAGGGAATTCAAGGTTTCGCTCTTTGATGTACAGCCAAACATCGGAATCAGCCCAATCGTAGATGGGATAGAACTTGCCGCCTTTTGTGATACGCTCCATCTTGGTGTTGGCGATGCACTTAAAGCGGGTCAGACTTTCTGCCGTGCGCAGGCCGACCAGCTGAATGCCGTCGCGGAACGCCTTTTCGCAGAACGTCTGGTAGTTCATCTCTCCGGGGTGGTGCAGGTATGGGCTGTACCTGATGGCAAAATCAGGCGGGGTGCGCATCCACACATCTTCTTTGCCCGGCTCCCACGTTATCCACGATTCCGACGCAGAAAGGTGGTCTATCACGCATACCTGCTTGAACGGCAGGCAAAACCACAAGAATTTTGCGCCGACCGACAGGAAGTTACGCCGCCAGCGATGTGCTGCATCGACCATGGAGGGGTAAAGTCCTTCCTCGTCAATGAACGTCACCGTCAGCTGCTTGGGGTCGAGCTCGCCGGAGAGAATCATCTCATACACGAGATTGGCCATGCACAGGCTGTCCTTGCCAGAGGAAAACGACAGATAGATTTTGCAGCCGTTGGCGAACACGTTGCGGATACGGATTTTCGCCGCCTGCAGCACGTTCATGCTGCTTTCCACTACTTTCACAGGCATATCAGTTCACCACACTTCGGGCAACGGATGCACCTGTGCTGCTCCGCGCCACTGTCCGCCTCTGGAGCAGCGGTTTGCGGTTCGGAAGGTGTAGACATCTCCAGCACTGGGGAAGGCTGCTGCGGGGCAGCGGAGACGGTAGGAGCAGGCTGTGGGGCGGGAGCCACCGAGTAGGTCGGTGTTTCGGCATACGGAACGTGTTCCTCTGCCTGATGGCGGTTGATGGGTGCGATCTCGTTTTCCGGGAAATCGCCATAGGAGCCGATTACTTCATCAGCTTCATCCGTGGTGCTGTTCAGCATTTCCAGCAGGTCAGCATCCCAGCCCGGAACGTCCACATCGCCGTCCAGTTCCTTGACCAGTTCTTCGATGGCATCCACATCGGTAAAGCCGAGTTCATAGACCTTGTTGTCGGCCATCATCAGCTTTTTCTTCTGCACATCGGTCAGCCCGACCATCACATAACAGTCGCAGGTTTCCCGACCCATGCGGAGCAAGGCTTCGTACAGACCGTTGCCGGCAATGATTTCGCCATCCTCGGCAACGACCAGCGGCTTCACCTGACCGAACATCTCAATGCTGCGGATGTACTCGGTGATTTGCTTGTCGGAGTGCCGGCGGATGTTGTGGGTAGGCTTATGCAGCTCTGCCAGCTTCTTCACCGTGATGTTCATCGTGCGGCCTCCTTCCTGTCAGAAACGAGGTTCAGAACGACGGAGAACAGGACGGCGGCTACGACAACGTAGATGCGGATCGTGCTCATCAGCTGCCAGATGCCCATAACGCCAAGCGGAATCAGGATCTGCCACGAGGCCACGGTGAGAACGTCCAGTGCGAAGCCAAACTTCTTGCCGAAAACCAGATATTCGCAGTAGAGATAGGTAGACAGCGAGGAAATGGCGATGACCGTAATCAAGATAGCTTTCATTACGTTCAGCACCGGGCTGAAGCGCACCCACGTGAGCAGCGCAGCCAGCACCATGTAGATGCCAAACATCACGCCCGCCAGCACGAAGGCCTTTTTCATGTTGCCGCGCTTGGTGCCGTCCGTATTTTCATCGTTGTACTCAAACAGCGAATAGTAATACGGACAAGCAAATGGGCCAGGAAGCAGAAGTAAGCCGTTGTACACGCCAGCCTTAATACCAGCGGCGTTTACACCGGGGTCGATGACGGCGAATGTGCCGCCAGTGTACACCAGAGCAGCAGCCACTACTACGGCCAACAGGCCATAAACGACCACCCATGAAAAGCCATCGGACAGCACGTTGCGAATCATGCCATCTTTGAGCAACATAATCAGGAACGCCACGCAGGTGACGTACACGATAATCATGCCGCCCTTGGTTCCAATGGGTGTATCGCCGAAGATCTCGTAGATGCCGCTCATCTGCGTCCACGTCTGAAACAGCGTCAGCAGGCCGATGAAATAGAACATCACCTTGCTCTGCATGATGCGCCGGATGGACGGAACACGGTCAGCGAACAGGCCGAATGTGATACACGCCAGAGAATTGAACACCGCCCAGATGATTGCCGGAACTGCGCCGTATCGCAATGCAATGGTACGGAAGTTCATCAGACTGCCCACTCCCGCCCACGATGCGACAATGGAGCAGGCGTAGAAAATAGTGGGGTTTGCCTTGAATTTTGCCTTGATTTTCTGATACATAGAAAAATCTCCTTCTTTGCGGCTGGGCACGGCGAAATGTCCAGCTTGCAGCACCTCGGCTTTTCGGGGTGCTGCGGTGATGCCACACGCAAAGGAGCAACGTGCGGCCCGGAATCCTCCTTTCAGGCAATAAAATAGCGGCACCCACCGGGAATGGTGAGCACCGCTTGGCTTGATTTGAATTTTGCATCCTAATCATATCACCGGGAGCATCCGTTGTCATCTGAATCCATATCAAAGCGTTGCTGGTCGTTGCTGGTCGTTGACTTTCGTTCTTCTTCGTTGCTGGTCGTTCTTGTTTATTGCACGGCATTACACGCCGTGTGAAACCGTCCTACACCGTCCACCACCGTGTGAAACAATCTGCATTGATTTTTGATATTTTCAGTTTGAATTTAACTTTTGGCAGCCAAAATGTAAAACTTATTTCTATATTTGGCCGTATTTTATGAAAATTTGAGGTTGAATTTGAGTTTTCGGGCAAAAATAAAAAGCCCCGCAAATGCAGGGCTTATCGGTCAATGTGATTCGAGGTAGTTGTAGGCCATCCGGCTGACCCCGGCTTCCGTGTAGCACTTTCCGAGTGCTCCGGCAACTTCTGCCCACGAGTAGCAGCGGACAAACCGCAGCCGGAAGATCAGATAAAGCCGGGCATCCATGATGCTCTTGCAGTACGCCTCGACCTTGGGCTTTTCTTCCGCTGCCTGTTCCTCCAACCAGCGGACACGTTCATCCATGTCAGCCAGTTCCACAGCCAGATCCGCCACCTTGTCCCGAACACCGGGCGTATGTGGCATACCCGTCAGCTGTGGGGAGGCAGGATTGATTTTCTGCCGAAGATTCTCCAAGGCTTCACGGTCTTTTTCGAGGGTCATCTGAATGTCATAATACTTGGACAATTCCTGTAATGTCACAACCTACCTCCGTCATAATTCAGCTACCGTCTTTCGGCGGCGCCTCTATTATTTTATCACATTTCGCTGTCGGAAGGTAGACCGGAAGTCCACAAATTATGTGGTCTGCACCAATTTTGCACAGGCCCGGAACTGTATAGGTCTGGCCTTTGGCATCAGTGCGCTGGATGGGCGGGTGAAGGGGTATGTAGTTCTCACAGGATAAGCAACTCATTTCTTCCCGCCCTCATCGCCATCATGATAGCTAACGCCGAATAATGCCGGAATCAAAAAGAACCAAAGCGCTCTCAGATTTCCGGTGACGTTGATTGCGGTTGACACCGCCAACCCCACTGAAATCCACTCCGCTGCATAGATAAGTGCAACCCATTTCATTTCGGCACCTCCTGTCTGCCGTTGCCAAAACTCCGGGCAAATACCGCCCGTTGGATAAAGTCTACATCCTCTGCAATAGACCGTACCGATGAATTATCAGAGCGGATCTCAAAGGAACGGAGAATGAAGCGCTTCAAAGCGTCCAGACTGTAACCTGCGATCGACTTCCCGAAGAATGCGGTAAGGATTTCAATAATGGTTTCCTCATGCCGAGCGAACTCGCATTCATAGACTTTGTGTTCAGGAGTAAAGGACACCCAGTAGGTAAACCGAGACTTATCGTGACCGGCTTTCAGGTCAAGGCAGTGGGTTTCGGTTTGCAAGTAGCGGACTGCTCTATCCGTTATCTGTTTAAGCTCCTTTTCTCCAATGGTGCAGCCGTCCGGGAAAAGTTCTTCCATGAATTGAAGAAAAAGCTGTTCGCCATTGGCACAATCGAACACGTCATGCCATGTGGCAGCCCATTCGGCCATTGCTTCTTTTTTTTCAAAAAGAATTGTGCAGGCCAGTCTGACAAAGTTGGCCGGAGATTCAACCATGAAATGCAGTCGTTCCGTTGTCATGTTCAGCCTCCATACACGCTTTCTTGCAAGCCTCACACTTTTTGTACGGCTGTTCAAGCCAGCAGTCGAACAGTAAACACTTCGGTTTTCTGTACTCCGGTGGAGCCTTGCGTCCGTGGGTTTGAGTACGAAACGTATGGTACTTGCACACCTCTTTGCCCCAAAAATCTCCGCCGAATTCGCAACTTTCACGACCCGGCGAAACCTCATGCTTAACTGTGATGGTTTTCATTTTTTCACCTCCGGCGGCTCCAGCAGCGGAGCCCAGAACTTCACAGCACCATAGGGCGTATCTGCCGCTGGGCGGCCATCCTCGATGTACCACTTGCCGTTTTCAATCCAGCCCTTCATGGTGTTCCGGCTCTCGCAGCAGACCCACACAAGTTCGCTCATGATGCAGCAGTGCTTTTCTCCCGCGTTCTCCCAGCTTTCATCGTGGACAGGCGGCGGGGTTTTGGCATCGTGCCACGATACACGACGGATAAAATCAACGACCATCTGGCTCGCTTCCCGGAGAGTCTTCGCAGCGGCTTCCTTACCCTTGAAGCCATTGTAATACTCAACCTCGGCCAGCGCGTCCAAATCCGTTGCCGGGTCAATGAGTCGGCAGGCTTCTTCTAGGGTCATTCGATGTACCTCCGCTTGTCCTTGTCCCAGTGCAGCGTGATAGGATTGCCGCATTTGCAGGGAATGGTGATCTCCGGCTCCATGGTGTTGGTCTTGCCTTTGGCCACCAGCCCGCAGCAGCCGCAGGCGAACTCATAGGGGGCAAGCCCCCTCTCAAGCGAGATCGTAGCCCCGCAGCGGCAGCCTATGGACATCTGTGGAATGTGGAGATATGTACCGAACTTCTTGCCGCAGCAAGGGCAGGTCAGGCGCAGAAGCCCACGTGCGCCGGGCTCCGGCGGGCGATTACTCTTTCTCATGGTCGGCTCCTTTCTCGGTCTGAAACCGAATCACTTCCCGGAACAGCAGCTCATTGTTGTGCTCCGATTCAGTCATAAAGTTGATGTACTCCCGGAACAGCTGGCGGTCATGCTGCTGCCGGCTGGTTTCGCCCAGCAGGGCACCGATAGCCACGCCCACGGCCAGTATCGCAATGTTGATGAAGATCTGATCAGGCATTGTCATCACCCAGCACTTTCTCGATGAGGTCAAAGACCATTTCTCGGTCTTCGGTGGTCAGGAAGTCGGCCGCCATGATTTCAAACTTGAGGCGGTCAGCGTATTCTTTCAAATCACCCATGGTTTACTCCTCTCCCAGCTGGGCAAGGATCTCGTTGCCCTTGTCCATCAGTTCATCCCGCCGTTTTTTCTGCTCAGCCTCCAGCTTTTCCATTTCCGCCTGATACTTTTTCAGAGTTCCCGGCCGGAAATTCTTGCTCTTGCCCATGCGGATTTTTGCGGCAATTTTCTTGTGCTGCTGAACGGTCTGGCGCAGTTCGGTGTCCGTGGTCAGAATCTGGTAGCGATGGTGGCAGCCGGGGCAGGTGAAATACTGCACCATGTAATCGCCGCTCCATGTACTGCGGATGCCGGCTGTCTGGATGCTGAACGGTGTGCCGCAGCGGTCACACTTTACAAGGTCGGTCATTCGCCATACTCCTTTCTGCACAGCTGGAACGCATTGCAGTGGTCATCACAGGTCTTGCAACACTTGTCGCATTCAGGGTGAGCAGCTTTGCACTTATCACAGGGTGTGTCCGCTTTGCTGCCGGAGCCATACACCGCAAAAAGCTGGTGGGTGCCGTCCTGCAAGGCTTTTTCGTCATCGGCCATTTCATAGCCGAGGGATGTCAGGAGCTCATAGGTACGATTGAGGGGGATGTTTTCGTTGTGCTTATACACGCTCTTGCCCGCTTCGCTGCTCCAGATGGTACTCCAATAACCCGTGCGCTCGCTGTCCTGCGCATCAAAGGCCATTGCCAGTAGAACTTTTTCCGACTCGGTATCATAGGCGTTGAACATTTTCAGTGCATCTTCCAGTTCGGTGTCATCCTGAACCTGTTCGTCCAAGGCAACACCAAGCAGATGCAGCACATTTTCATCATCCCTTACTCGGCCGTACCCAGACAGCAGCGGCGTGGCGTATTCCATGATGGCCGAAAAATGCTTTTTGCACTCTGCCGGGGTCAGGTCTTTCACGAAGTCCCGGCGCAACTCATACATGAATTTGGTTGTGCTGGAGAACTGTTCGTGAGCAAGCTCGTCAGCAGCCCGTGCCGCTTCTCGTGCGGCGTTTTCCTCGTCCTCGACAGCTGCATCTCGCTTCTTGTAGAGGATAATGTCAGTTTTGCCAACCTCGAACACATATTCGACCTTACCGGCATCATCAGGTACGGTGAACTCGTCTTTGCAGTTCATTTTCCAGCTGCCCCAGCTTTTCACGTAGGAGTATTTCTGCCTGTCGGCATCATCTACTCGCCTTGCGAACTCCTGAAGTTTAGCAATGATGTCATCCCGGTAATGGTTCCACTTCTGCGTGTTCAGCGCATCCTGCATAGCCCGGTTGAAGTTCTGCGTGCCGAGGGTCTCCAATACCCGGTTTCGGGCTTCCAAGTCCTCGATTTTGTCCAGCTGGGCGAAGTCAGACAGGGTTGCACCGCGCTTTTCGGCTTTCTTGAAGCTGTCGTGGTTCAGTTCCAGCAGCTTGATACGCCGCCGAACGGTGGACTGTGAGAAGCCAGACTTGTCGGAGATCTGCTCCACGGTCTGCCCAAAGTCCATCATCATCTGGAAGCCCTGTGCCTGTTCATAGACCGTCAAATCGCTGCGCTGCATGTTCTCAATCATCATGGTCTGCATCTGCTCCCGCTCGTCCATCTCTACGATGGCGCAGGGCAGCTCGTACACCCCTGCCTGCTGCGCTGCCGCAGCCCGGCGGTGGCCGATGATGATGGTGTAGTCCTCACTGGACCACACAGCCTTGGGTGTCCATGCTGCCGCTGCTGCGGCGGCATCCCCGCCCTCGTCAACGCACTTTGCGATGTACTCCCGGCTGTTGAGGTAGTGGCCGGGGATTACGGTCAAGTTCTGGTACACGCCGTTTTCCTTGATGCTGGCGGCAAGCTCAGACAGGTCTCCCAGTTCCTTGCGGGGGTTATCGGGGTGAGGGTACAGCTGCCGGATAGGAATGTAAGTAATGTCTGCCATAGGGATACTCCTTTCTTATTTCGGGTTAGAAAAACGTGAGCTGCCCGGTTTTGGTTTCGTTAAGAGGCTCGTTTTCCGGGGCTTTAGGCTCATTTTTGATAGATTTTTGCAAATTTGCGGGTTTAATATCGGTTTTTTCGATTTTTGCAGGTTCGCCTTTCGGTTCAAACAGCAGGTTCATCTGCGCTATCTGGCGGCGCATATACCACACATCGGTTGAGAAAAGCGGCATATACCAGATGCGGTTTTGCGGTCCTGCGGGCAGCAATCCGCGGCTGTCGTAGGCCGTTGCCGGGTTCACGAGTGTGTCACCGATGACTACATATCCAGCGCAGCCCATAAAGCTGCACTGGATGTAGCACATCAGCCCAACGATGAAGTCAATGTCTTGGGCTATGACAAGGACTTTGTTGTGGTAGCAGATATTCCGTCTTTTGCAGACGTTCAAAAAGGCAAGCAGCGTGGCCCCAGCACCACAGGCCGGGTCAGATACCGAGATGAATCCCTCCATGTCCGGTTGCAGCTTCGGGTCGAACGTAATCTCGGCCATGCAGCGGCACACATTGTAGGGAGTGAAGAACTGCCCGGCGTGGTCGTTGCCCAACTCGCACATCATGTACAGCGAACCGAGGAAGTCTTGGTCAGGATTCTGCTCCATGCCCATGATTACCTCGCCCAGCATTTCAGCCATGCCCTCCCGCTCCTTGGCGGAGTATTTGGAAACGATGGTCTGATACATCTTGGTGCGCTCCGGGGCATTTACCTTGTCCGTACTGTTCGAGATCTCGATGGCCGTCAGGGTGACGAAGTCCTCCCAAATCTCCCAGCGGCTGTGTTTTCCAGTCAGGCTATTGAAGATTTTGAGGAAGTTCTTCTGGTGGTCATCCCGGATGCTGCGGGTCACTGCTGCCTTTGCCATAGGTTACTCCTCCTCGCTGTCAGCAGCGGCGATGGTGTAGTGGCCGTTGGAGAACTCGATCACGCCTGCGGATTCCATATCATCCAGCAGCGCAATGGCCTTTTCTGCGGTCACGCCCATCTTTTCCTCCAACATGGCCTGCGTGATGCCGTTGTTCTGCCGGGCAATCTCGGTGGCCTGCGTCAGCTCGTCCGAGGTGAGCTCGTCCTCCTCGTCATCCTCGATTTCCTCCAGCGGTTCGGCCTCCCCGGGGAGATTCGCAGAATCAGGCTCATTTTCCCGGGGCGCATCCTGCTGCCCACCGGATTCCGGGATCTCCGGCATCTTCCCGCCGATGGCGTTCAGCCGACCGCTCTCAATCAGCTCCCGGAAGAAGAACTGGCAGTAGTAGGAGAACATATTCTTGAAGATGTTCTTGATTTTGCCGAACAGAGCATCCTCAATGGTGAAGGTCTTGCTCATGCGGTAGACCAGCACACCATCCTTCATGGTAAACAGGAGGTAGGCATCCGGGGAGATGTAGCTGTCCTCGCTGGCGGTTTCCAGCATGGACATCTGTTCGCCCACGCCCTTGATGGGGCGGATAATCAGCTTGATGGGGTAGCTGTTCTTGATGAAGGTGTAGGTCAGGTCGTGCGCCTCGCAGATGTTCTTCAGCTTGGTGCGCTGGGCGGCGAACTTAGAGGCTTCGTTTTCGTAGCTATCCATGGTATGTGCTCCTTTCAAGTAGCAGAAAAATGATAATCGTTATCCCGGTTCTCAATGGCGGTCAGGCCCACAGCGTAGGCTGCCCACACATCGGCTTTGAAGCCGTAAAAGAAATCCGGGTTCTTTTTTGTACCACGGCCATTTTTGAGGTCGTGGTCTGCGAATCGGTCAATGAGTGCCCGCCGGATGGCGGCATCATTGGCGCGGGTGTTGTGGCAGATGTGTCGCTTTTCTTCGATTCGGCACAGCAGCCGTACCGGGCAGCAGGCGTTCAGGGCTTGGTAGAAGCGGCCGATCCAGAGGACGGTATCGAACACCTCCCGGCCTACCGACATTCCGTAGGAGGCCACCATCTCGATGACCGCCCACCGCCAGCCCTGCTCCGTGGCAGAGGCCAGCTTCCGCAGCAGCTCGGCGTTGTCAACCTTGCCGAATTCCAGCGGGCGCAGGGTGTTGCGATCGATAACGCAGTAGCCAGACTGGGCATTGCCGGGGTCAATGGCGATAATCGGGCAAGTGCTCACAGGTACGACCTCCCGAACTCCTGCCGGAACTTCTCATCCGGCCACCCGTAATGCTCCATAGCCTTTTTCTGCGCCCACTTTTTCAAGCGGAGATTTTCGTCATGGTTGCGGTGGATGGCGTTCGGGCCGTTCTGGTGACACCACGGGCAGAGATTCGCCCACAGCCCCAAGCGCTTGCTCTTATCCCGGTAGGGGCCATAAAAGACCTCGTGCCGGGCCGTGTGGTATCGCCCGCAAATCAGGCAGGTGGGCTGCTGGTTGAGGATGCTGGGTGCATAGCCGTTGCTGTCCAGTTTGACTCCATATTCATTCAGTGCCATGCTGCACCTCCTTGTGCTTGCGGTAATACCAGCTCAGCGCCGACTTGCTGGCGTTGATGCCGCACTGGATGCATTTGGTTTTGCCGGGCTGCGCCGGCACTTTTCCACAGGCAACGCACAGGCCACGGGACTTGAGTTGCTCATACCGCTTCTGGGCGGAGGTTTTCTGTTTAGGTGTCCGCATCAGCGTCACCTCCTGCTGTGACAATCCAGACCCGGTGAGAACCCCAGCCAGACCAGCTCAGAGCCTCTGCATGGGTGTTTACCGCCACGTCCAGCTTGTTACCTACCACAGCACTCCCGGTGTCCTGAACGACCCGGAGACCTACACCCTCGATATAGATCACCGTGCCGTAGGGCAGGATGCTGGTGTCAGCTGCCACGGTCACGCCCGGCTGCGCCTTTGCGCCGCTGGATGTAATGCCGTGTCCCTCGCCGCAGATGTGGGCGTATTCCTCGGTGCAGTAGGCAGTGCAGCTGAATGACCCGGCGTATGTAAGTGTCAAATCGATCTGCGCTGCCAGTTCTGCGGTCAAGTTGTCAACCTCGGTCTGAAGCTGGCTGGCGTTTTCCTCTGCATCGATAGCCCGCATCTGCCAGTTCTGGAAGCGGCTGGCGTAGATGTCCCGCTCGATTTCCAGCTCGTCTACTCGCCGGGAGTAGGCCGTGCTTGCGAGGATGCAGCCAACCATCGCACACGAAACGCACACGATCAGGCTGCGGAATGGTCTTTTCGGCCTCATGTCGTGCCACCTCCAATCTGTGCCGGGGCTGCGCCGCCGGGCAGAGCCGGGGGCTGCAAACTCTCAACCGGGGCATCCTGCACAGCCCGGTCGAAGCCCGGCCGGACGAACTGGCGCAGATCCGCGCTGCTGCGGCTGCTGAAAATCTCCGACAGATCTGCCGGGGAGCCAGCCCATCGCTGCACCACCATCGGGAGGGCGGCGAAGATTTTCGCATTTTCCTTTTTGAAATCTTCGCCTTTCAGCTTGCGCCCATCGGGGGCAATGAATCCACCGTGGGTCTGGTAGTACAGATTTGCCTCGATTTTCCGGGCAGCTGCCGCAGCCTGCGTCCAAAGGTCATTTGCCGAGGGCTGCTGGGCTGACAGCAGCTTTTTGATTTCAGCGCACCAGTCCACAATCAGCTGGTTCTGGAATCTGCACTGTGTAAAGGCCGTATACAGTGCCTTTTCCACAATCTCGTCCGGGATGGTGCCAAACGCCCGGATGTAGATTTGCGTGTCAGCCCTGCGCTCCTCCAAGCTGCGGGCGCGGCCGTAGTGATCATCAATGACCACCAGCAACTCCATCAGTTTTTTGTCTGTCATGTTGAACCTCCCAAAAGTTCACCGAAAATTTCATTGTAGTCCTCGGCAGCGGAGCGTTTGGGCTGCTGACCCGCCGGGGGCTTGCGCCGCTCGTCACGGGACTGCACGTCACCAAGGGTTCTCACACCCTCGTTTTTCCATGCTTTCAGGATGCCGTTGACGTAGGACCACTTGCGAATCCCGGCCAGAGCAGCCTTTTTGATGGCCATCAGAATGAGGTCATCCGTGAAAATCTCCCGCCAGCCCATCAGGGCATCCTTTGCGGCCGGGGGAAAGCTGCCGATGTTGTCCTCGAAAGAGCGGATGATCTCAGCCAGCCCAGCATCGACGGTCGGACTACCGTTATCTCTTACTCTTTCTCTGTTCTCTATATCTTTATCTTTATCTTTCTCTATCTCTTTCTCTGTAGGGACATTTTCACCACCATCAGTGGACACATTGTGTCCAGTTGTGTGTCCGGTGTCGTGTCCCGCCTGTAACTCCTTATTTGCAGCATTGCTACGAATTTTACGATTTTTTGCTGCCCAGTCGGTTTCGCTGCCAATCATGTTCTGATAATCAGAGATTGACAGAGTTCCGTCCGGGTTTTCAAAAATCAATCCGATTTGTTTATAAACGGTCAGAGCCAGACGGACGGTTGACAAAGGAAACCATTTGCATTCCCTCTGAATCTTTTCGGCATCGTAGGGGATGAGCATTTCTCCGATTTTGGAAACCAAACAACCGTTTGTGTTGATGGTCTTGAGGCACAACATTTGATAGAGAACAACATAGTTGGCACCATCCGGCTGGCTCATAAGGTAGTCGATTTCGTCCGAGGACATGAAACTATCTTTGAGCTTTATCCAGTAGTACCGTTTGCCAGTTGCCATCAGCGAACCTCCTTAGAACGGCAGATCGTCGGCATCGTCCAGAACTGAGAAATCATCGTCACTACCCTGCGAGAAGTTCTGACTGACCTGAACATTACCGGGATGATCGGACGCGCCCTGCCATTGCTGGCGCTGGCTCTGGGTAGCAAAACCCATCTGCTGGGGCTGCGGCTGCTGGTTCCGGTAGGTGGCCGGTGGCGGGTTCGTCCCGCCATCATCCACGGGCCCTTGCTGGTTTTCCTGCTTCGGCCCCGCAAAATAGATGTTGTCCACCACAAACTCAATCGCCGTGCGGTTATTGCCGTTCTTATCCTCAAACTGCCGCGTCTGGCAGCGAGAATGAACCACAGCGGCGCTTCCCTTACGAAAGTACTTGCTGACGAACTCCGCCGTCTTACCCCATGCAGTAAAGGTGAGCCAGTCCGTAGGTCGGCGACCGTTGGCATCCACCATATCCCGGTCAACCGCCATACGGAAACTTGTCACCGTTTTTCCCGTCTGGGTGGTTCGCAGCTCAGGGTCGGCAGCAAGCCGCCCCTGAAAAGCGCAACTATTCAGCATTAAAAATCACCTCTTTCATGAAAAGCTGACTATTTAGCCCACTCTTCCTTGTAATGGGCCAGCTGTTCCGGAGTATCGGTCTGGATACCCAATTCCTTAGCTTCCTCGATTGCTCCATCCACAAGGTGAGCAAACTCCTTTGAATCCATTTTGTGACTTTCCTTGTAGACAAAATAGCAGGAGTAGTCTTTGCCGTTTTCCTGCCGGGTTTCATAGAGCCGGACATAGGGATAAAAGTCACATGGATCCACGGTCGGAGGGAGCTTCAGACCAACAGGCTTGCCGTCCTTATCGCGGGCAAGTGCTCCATACGAAACCACGAGCCGCCGCTTCACGGCATCCTCGCTCTCACCGGTCTCCGCAGAAATCTTGTTGCACAGAACGTGGAAATACGCATTTGCCGACAGGCTACGCTTTTCCCTGTGCTTTTTGATTTCCACGTCCAGAATCGGCTCCTGATGGAGCTTGTCCCAGATTTCCCGGAAGTCACCGTTGAGTTCCAGCGTGACCCTCTGGTTCCCGCCGAGGGTAAAAGCCATGTCCACCAGCCGCCCGGTCATGTGGCATCCTCCTTGTCCTGATGGCAGTGCATATAGATATAGGCACTGTTCGGCCCCATGTTGGCGTACAGCCAATCATTGATTTTGGCCACACTCATGTGGTCTCGCAGAACACGTTTTTCATAAATGTATTCGCCAGTCAGCTTCTTTTCTGCAATTTTGGCCTGAATGTCCTTGTCGTCATAGTTGGCCTCAACCATGTACAAGTCATAGTTCGGGGCGGAAATGCCGTTTAGGTTATTCATGTCGGTACAGTAAAACAGCTTTCTCCCGTCCAGCCAGACCTTCCACCCGCAGTTGGGAACATTGTGCTTGACCATGTGCGGAATGACGTTGCAGATTCCGTATCCGTACAGGTGTCCCGGATCCAGAACGTCAATCTGCGAGACCGGCACCCCTGCATCCACCAGCGGCTTGCACAGCCAAGCACAGCAGGCAAAGCGGAGCGTCGGCCGGTTGGAGGCCAGCAGCCGCAATGTGGATGGATGAAAGTGGTCACTGTGGATGTGGGTCAGCAGTACCAGCTTCAACGTCCGGTATTCCGCTGCCAGTGCCTTGAACGAAACCCCGCAATCAATGAGGATTTTGTGCTCGATCACCACCGCATTTCCCTGACTTCCGGTGGATATGATGTTGTAGTCGATCATAACGAGCTGAGGTCAACTACCGTTTCTACGGTCGTCGGTTCACCCTGAGAAATATCCCCATGAGGCAGAGCGCCCTGACCATCGCCGACATCCGGTTTCCCGGTGTGCAGCTCCGGCTGTTCGGATGCACTAGGCATAGATTCCGGTTCGGTGATGATTTCGCCGTTGCCGTCCACCATGGACACGGTGTTGTCGCTTTCAAAGGCTTTGGCCATCTCGATGCTCATAACACCCCAGCGAGAAATGAGCTGGCGAAGCAGGGTTTTCTTTGCCATATCATCAAAGTTCTTGTACCAGAAAGAGGAATACTTCCACATTTCGCTTTCCGGGACTTTTCCTGCCTGCAATTCCTCGTACTTCTGGCGGCTGAATGCTTTGGAGTAGGTGTCGGCGTGGTTCATCATCTTTTCTTTGGACCAGTACAGCACCTTGCGGAAACCGTTCAAATACTCGAAGTAGGCCATATAGCCCACCGTAGGCAGTGCATCCCGCTGATCGTCGTCCTCAATAAACTGGAACTTTGCCTTGCCGGTCAGCGAATCTTTGCCAAGGTACTCGCCTTCCTTGATTTCCATCACATCGAGATCAGCATACTGACCGCTACGCAACGCCAGCTGAACGTACCCCTTGTAACCCAGTACAAACGTGGCCGTGGTGATTTCCGGGCGGATCAGTCGATTGTTGCGGTCATACTTGGCCTTCTGCTTGAACGGAACCAGATAATATTGGCCCAACTGCGGGGACGGGCTGAGGTTCAGGCTTTCGCCCAGCAGGGCACCGGCAAGAATCGTACCGGCATCGCATTCCTGCAAAGCCGGGTTGACAGCCACCGCACTGGTGATGGAGGCTGTAAAACGGCGGGCGCGGGTCGGGTCACGCAGGGTGTTGGAGATCAAGGACTGGTAGCCCTTGGTGGTGATTGCTACGGAGAACTTGGGTTTCTGCTGCGCTGGCAGTTGATTATTAGGCGTTGCCATATTCAATACCTTCCTTTTCAAGATAATGCTTCAAACCAACGAGCTGGGCCTTGGTGCCCTTTGCATAGAAGCGGGTCATGAAGATAGGTTCCGGCTTAGGCTGCGGTACCGGCTCCTGTTCAGGCCGCACGGCGATTTCCGGGTCTGCGGAGATTTCCTGCGCCGGTTCAGGCTGGGCCTCGGCTGCGGCCGCAGCAGCGGTACGAACCTTTTCAGCAGCAGCTTCCCGCTCTGCCTGCCGGGCGCGGCGTTCTTCTTCACGTCTGCGCTGTTCTTCCAGCGCCTTGTGCCGGTCAGCCACGGTCTTGATGGCAGTGGGCAAGTCCAGATTGCTGCGGTACTCCACCATGATCTCAGCGGCGTTATCCATGCCCTCGATGGCGGCCACGTCGGCCACAATGCCGTCCACAAACGCCTTTGCCTGCTTTTTCAAAGAAGTCAGGCTGTCACTCATAGTGACCTTCGGGCGGTAGGTCAGATTATCCAGCCAGTCAATGTTGGCGGCTTCCACCAGCTCGCCGTAGTAATCCATGAGCTTTTCCGTTTTCTGAGCCACAATACCAGAGGTCACATCCGCAATTTTCTGCTTCAACTCGGCATCTGCTTGCTGGAACGGTACCGTCACACACTCCCGGTAGACCTGCTCAAAGGCATTGTAAGGCTCAAGGATTTTGTCCTTGACAGCAATGCGCTGGGCCTCGTACTCCTTGAATTCCTTGGTTAACTGCGCGCGGGCATCCTTGACGCTTTTATAGGTCTGTTCGGTGCAGACCAGTGAAAGAGCTTCGGCAGTGCGCTGCTCAATATCGGCCTTAACGCTGTGAAGCCGCTCGACAATGATGGGCAACTGCTGAAGTTCAATGACCTGCAATGCGGTATCCTGTGCCATGTTGCATTCTCCTTTCATTTTTTGAACATGATGTACTTGCCAGTGGTGCGGTTGACCAGCTCCATGAAGTCCGGGCCATCCCGGACACAGAGGTACAGGCGGAAATCCCAGCCCTGTGCGGAAAGGGCCTCTTTCTGCTTGCGGGTCAACTTTTTGCCTCTTACTTTCAAAAAATCACCCCCTCCTCGGCCTTGTTGACAGCGATGTTCAGAGTGATGGTCTCCCGGCAGCGGAGGCCGAAGTTGCCGCCCGGGCCGAACATCTTGGTTTTCTCGAACTCACTTGCGCTGTAAACGCTAGCGCAGTTCAGGACATTTGGAATACGGTCAGGGTGGACTGCCCGGAATGCCTGACACGCCATCTGGTAGTTGGGCGCCCAGACCACCGTCCATCCTCCACAGTACGGCTGAACATCATCTGAGCCGTATGTGAAGTAGAATTTTTCCAGATCCATCACTCAGCCTCGCTTTCCAGCTTGAGCGCAACATTGCCGAAAGAGGTCATCAGCATAATTAACGTCATCTGGTCCTCATCCGTCATGTCCACGAAGTCACGCTCACCATTCACGAATCCCTCCCGAAGAATCACCGCGTTGCCAACGATGGGCTGGCCGTGCTCCGGTGTGCCGTAGAGGAGGCTGGCAAAGCGATTGAGCGGGAGCCCCCTCAAAAGCCCTTCATCATTGACTACCATGCAGAACCCCTCCGGCAGATACTTGGGATGGACAGTCTCGCTGTAGCCGCAAATCTCCGTGCCGATGCTGAGCAGCAACGGCTCATTGAAATCCTTGAACTGCATCTTATTCTCGGTGCTAATTACAAATCCTTTCATAAAATCACTCCTTTTCCGGGAAGCACTCACGGACTTCCCATGCGTCTGCGGCCTCTAAGCAGCGGTCGCAGCCAACGATTGTGCCATCATCGGTGCGGTAGATGGTATCGCACCTCTGGTGGCAGAGGGGGCACACAGGAGGCTCAGGGTAGCCAGCTTCTTCGTCAGTCGGATACAGCATCCAGCACCTCCCGGAGCTTGCGCCCCATCCAGCGGCCTACATCATCGAACCTCCCCATGCTGTCAAGCCAGACAAACAGGGCTGCGATAACAGAGGTCACAGCAAACTGCGCCGCCGGGGCACGAGCTGCTGCCTGTTCGGCGGTGATGCCGTACACGATCATCAGAATCCGGGTCATTCCTTACACTCCCTTTCTTTGCGTGCCTTGCGGGCAGCCGTTTGGGCTTCCAGCTTCTCACGGTTCCCGGGCTGGGCGATGAATTTTTTGAATCCCGCCAGCGTCACGCGGCCAAAGCTCTCACCGACTTCCGGGGGAATATCGGCCACGTTGATATGAATTGTGGTGTCCATGTGATCCTCCCGTGTAACCGATTAAACATCGTCGGCAAAAAAAATCTGGTCAATGCTCACGTTCATGGCTGCGGCCAGAGCAACCAGCGTCTTGGTGGTGGTCACTCGCTCAGTACCGGCTTCCAGCGCAACGATAGTGCCCCGGCTAATGCCGCTCTTTTCGGCAAGTTCCTCCTGGCTCATTTTCAAAGACTTGCGAACCTCTTTAATTTTGAAGCCCATTCTTGTCACCTCCTATCTTTTCGGTTCACAACGGATTTTGTTTAATCGGTTGCACACACATAGTACAACATCCCATGGCCTTTGTCAAGTTCATTACACAAATTTTGTTTAAGAAATTACACAAAACTCATTGACAGCGTCTCGACTATAATTGTATAATGGATTGTACAAAACGGAGGGATTGAACATGACCTTGAAAGATTTGATCATTGAATACCGGAATGACCACGGACTGTCTCAACGGCAATTTGCTACTGCTTGCGGGTTGTCTAATGGCTATATTTCGATGCTGGAAAAGGAAATGAACCCCAACACTAAGCTCCCGGTCACGCCAACTCTCCCTAAATTGAAGCAGCTTGCATCCGGAATGGGAATGAGCCTGACTGATTTGCTGGTCAAGGTTGACGATATGCCAGTAGAACTCATTCTTGATGATGCAGACAGCAAAAAACTCGTCCCCGAAATTGAGGACGAGCTGGATGCAGAGATTATGAAAATTATTTCAGGTCTTACTCCGGAGAAGAAGCAGCAGGCATTGAGCTATATTCAGTACCTTGCGCAGTCCTGAGGAGCCGAAGCAACTTGATTTTTTCAGCAACAGTCAGTAAAGCCAGCGATTTTTGAATGGATGTGCATAATTCAGTATCATTCATGGGTTTGCAAGTCCTTTCTTGATAAAATAACCACCGGCAGCAACTGAATTATATCAAATACGCACCCGCTTTTCATGGAATCGTGGAATTATACCGAAAATCAGAAAAATTTGTGCGTTTCCGGCATAATATTGTGAATTACGTTGCGGAGGCCGTTTTATGAATTTGAAAGAAATCGCGCTTCGACTGAGAGAATATAAACGGGTGTATGTAGCTGGAACTCCGGTTATGTTGCGAAGCCGATTAGATTTTCTCGATATTTTCTCAGCATACGGTTTGACTGCGGATATGAGTGTGTCGAAGAAGATTGGTGTTTTGGTTGCGTGCAGCAATCCAATGCAGAAGAAAATCGATCAGGCCAAAGCTCTAAATATTCCGGTCATTTCAGAACAGCAGTGGTTTGAGCTTATGCCAGAGCTGGAAGCACTCGGAATGTGGAACGGAAAGCCAATTCCGTTTGCAGATGATAATGGAATTTACCATATTGATGTGGGCGGTGATGGTTGATGGCCCGAAAAAAGAATATTGCTGCTGGCCTCGATGCCGTCATCTATGCCCGGTACTCGTCGCATAACCAGCGAGAGGTCAGCATCGAGCAGCAGATCGCAGAGTGTACGAAGCACGCAGCTGCGCTTGGACTGCGCATTGTCGGTACATACGAGGACAGGGCAATCAGCGGCAAGACGGATAACCGGCCTCGTTTCCAGCAGATGATGCGGGATGCTGAAAAAGGGAAGTTTCAGGCCGTCGTGGCGTGGAAGTCCAACCGCATCGGGCGCAATATGCTGCAAGCCATGGTCAACGAGGCGAAGCTGGACGATTACGGCGTAAAGGTGTTTTACGCCGAGGAAGATTTTGACGATACAGCCGCCGGGCGTTTCGCATTGAGGAACATGATGAATGTGAATCAATTCTACAGCGAGAACATGGCGGAGGACATCACCCGGGGGCTGTATGATAACGCCAGCAAGTGCATGGCGAACGGTCGGCAGCCCTTGGGCTACAAGCGGGGTGAGGATGGCCGTGTGGTGCTGGATGAAGCGAATGCGGCCGTTGTCCGGGAAATATTCACCCGTGTGGCTGCTGGTGACCTGTTCGTGGACATTGCGCGAGATCTCAATGCCCAGGGCATCAAGACCAGCAAGGGAGCCAACTGGAACAAAGGCAGCTTCCAGAGTATTTGCCAGAACGAGCGGTACCGGGGCATCTACATATACGGGGATGTCCGGGTGGCCGATGGCATTCCACGCATAGTGAGCGATGATTTGTGGTACAGGGTACAGGAGGCCATGAGGATGAAAAAGAATCCAGTCGGAACCCGGCACCGTGTCGGGGCAGAAGATTATCTGCTGACCGGGAAGCTGCGCTGCGGGCATTGTGGCAGCTACATGACGGGCGTATCTGGCACCAGTAGAAACGGCGAGCTGCATTACTACTACACCTGCCAGAAGCGGCGCACCGAGCACGCCTGTGACAAGAAGAACATCCGCCGGGATGTCATTGAACCGGCTGTGGCTCAGGCCATCAAGATGTACTGCTTGACCGATGATGTCATTGCGTGGATAGCAGATCGGACGGTCGAATACTGGGAAAAGCACGACAATGACCTCCAGATCGAGGCGCTGGAGCAGCAGTTGGAGGAAAATAAAAAAGCCACCTCGAATATGCTGAAAGCCATCGAGATGGGGATTATCACAGAGGCCACCCGCACCCGGATGGTCGAGCTTGAGACTGAGCAATCCCGGCTGAGCGTCCAGCTGAATGTGGCCAAAGAGGATGTCGTGAAAATCGACCGGGAGCAAATCATCTCCTATCTGGAACTGCTGCAGCAGGGTGACATCCACGACCGGGATTTTCAGATGGAGCTGTTCAAAAACTTCCTCGTGGCCGTCTATGTCTACGATGATAACCGCATGAAGCTGGTGTTCTCCTGCATGGGAGACCAGAACAGCGTCGAAATTCCTTTGGAGACCGGAGAAGACCCGCCCGATGGCGGGCTGTCACCGGATGCTAAAATGTTCGTTTTGACTCCTGATAGCTCCACCA